ATATCCCTTTACACCCATAACAAAAGCCAACTCTTCTGGAGTAAGCTTCTTAAAGATATCATACGTTTCATTTAATACTTCGTTAGTTTTAGATAACGATTGCGTACTAAGCATAGTCTCAATAATTTTCTTAGCATAAGGTTTAATAGCATTAGGCATAGTAGTACGTACTACTTCAACCCCAGTATACTTAAATTTATTTTCCTTAATACCCTCGTCATCTAAAATATGCATTACGTATCTTTTCTTCTGCAAGAATACCCCTACATCGGCAATACATTCACGTTTAAATACAAATCGACTATCTTGAGATAGTAAAGACTTTTTAGCCCATTCTTGAACTCCGTTATTAAGATAGTCTTCAATCTCCTGAATCTTATCATGCGTATCTTGATGAATATCACTCCCATCTAAAAAGTTCAAGCCCTTATTAACAAGAGGTGTAATAGAAACATAGGAAGAATCCGTATCGTTATATACAATACAACCTTCAAGCTCTCTATCAGAGATATCAGGGATTTCCTTTTTAATAAATTCCTTAATAAGCTCATTTGAATATTTAATAACTGCTTGCCCAGTTAGCGTAACAGAAGATGCAATATCATCATCACCAATAGGAGCATTTTTATTACCCATATATCCATAACACGAGTTAATAAGAATTTTTATAACCATCTGCGAAGTATTAAGTCTTTCTACTTCGTATTTAGCTTCTATATATTCAGGAGTATCTTTCTTAAGTTTCTTAAGTTTAGTTTTAGCTTTAAAGAGCTCTTTCTTAATAACTACACGTTGATTATAATAGTACTCCAAAAACTCAGGTATAATACCCTTCTTCTTCTGCGTAAATAAAAAACCAGCCTTAGATAAAGCACATTGCTCGTCTTTCAAAAACTTAGCAAATGCAGGTCTATCAAGTTCAAACAATTTACCACTTACATGCTGTATAACTACTTTTTTATCTGTAGTATTTTCTACTTTACCAATCTTTGTTTCAGGCGAAGTATTAAGTGATATCATCACATTAGGATATAGAGAGTTAGCATCAAAAGATACTACATGATTCTTAAATCCATTCTTAGGTTCAGCAACATACGCACCGGGATTTTTACCTGTATCAGCATTACGTAAAAACGTAGCAATAACTTCACCACGCTTTCTAGCTTTAATACATAAAGCACCATTAATAACTCCAATAGTGCCCATCGCGCCTTCAAGCGTAGTTAAACCTACATATGATAATTTTCGCAATAAGGGAAAGTATTGTAGTTTATCTTCTAACCGAACAAGCAAATTAACGTCTTGAATATTATAGTCAATAAAAGTATCCCAATCATCTTCTGATAAGGAAGCGAGATTAGTATCCCCGTAATCAATCTTTCGTTGACCAAGCTCTACTTCACCAATAGCATCAAGCTTATATGACTCTCTCAACTTTAAACAAAACCGTCTATAAACATCAAGATAGTCTAAGCAAGCTACACCATCAATATAGTAACGTTTTTGCTCTTTACCAAACTTACCTTTAATTGCTCTAAAATGAACTCGTCCAAGAGGTGATAGTCTATCAACATACTCTTGTCCTAAAATACGTTCAATACGATTTATGATATAAGGTATATCAAAAAATTCAGAGTTCCATCCACTTAAAATATCCGGATAATCACTTTCAAGATATTCAATAAACCTTATAAACATTTCTCGCTCATCTCTACAATGAACGTAATTTAGGTTATCAGCACCTTTACCATTATAAGGCTTAATACCAAACGTATGAAACTTTTTAGTAAAGTTATCATAACAAGTTATTACATTTACTACATGAGTAGGATTTTCAGGATCAGGAAACGTATCCGGAGAATAAGTCTCAATATCTAACAAGCACGTTTTAAGAGGCTGACTACTAAATTCGTCTGCTTCGTTCTGCTCCCAATATAAGTCTAACAGAAACTGCTGAGCAGGAGGCATATTTTCAAATACTCTCTTTACATTAGACTCTCTTACAAAACGAGATCGATCGTAACTTGTATTGAACTTACGCTTTCGAACTTTTGTACCATAAATTGACGTCTTATCTCCAGAGGGATTTTCTAAATAAAGATATGGTTCAAAAGAGCATTCATGCATTACCCTTTTACCGTCAGTATCCCAAGTAAATAAATTTACACTACGGTTTCTACCGTTATATACAACATTACGATAAGACATCTATCTTATTATAATAAGATAGTTCCTAATTCCACTTATTTAAGAATTTCCTTTCTGAACTACCCCAGGGTGTGTTAAGAGCTTCTAAATGACAACCAATATTTTCATCTATCTCAAGAATACGATCTTCACCCATTTTTCTCAATCTACGAATATTTTGTGAATACTTGGTTTTCTTTCTTAAGATACGCTCTATCTTATCACCAAATTCTTCTACCGTGTCAAATCTTAATGATTCCGGAGCTGAAAAATATGTATCGATATTTTGACATAAACAAGGAATACCAAGAATACAAGCTTCTATAAATTTAATGTCAGATTTGGCTTTATTAAAATCATTAGGTAATAATGGAGCTACCATAAGCTGTGCATTAAGATTTGCAATAAAATATGGATACTTTAAAAGAGGCTGCCAGGGATAAAACTCTATTTTTTTATCTCTAACTAAATCTACCAACTGCGGAGGAAAAGCACCTACAAAGATCCATTGATACTTGTTAACTGTCTTTCTAATAAAATCTCTTACTTGAGCTAAATCATCTTTACCACCTACTTTATTATCAACATCATAATGCGCACCAGACCCAGTGTATAATATTCTCGGCTTCTTTTTATTTTGCTCGTAAGCTCTCTCAACTTTTCTTGGATCAAATAATTGACCCATCCAACTATTAGGAACAAAATTAGGTATAACTGTAATTTTCTTTTGACCAGTTTTTTCTATATACAATTGTTTCATAAAGTCACACGTTACAGTAACTTCATCTACCATGTTAATAATGTCAATACAGTTTTGACGAATTTCATCGTTATCAAAAGCAAATTTAAATTTATTGTAATCTGGAATAACCTCTCTAAAAACAACGTCATCAACTTCATAGAGTATTTTAAAATCGTGTTGCTTTTGTACCTCTTTTAAAAATTTAACAAACTCTTTTTGTGATGATGAAGCTTGTCGTTGTAGCTTAACTGCCTTTACGCCTGTATACCACTGCGGTGTTGTAACCATAGCAGTTGTCGATTGTGACATACCATCACCACGTGCGTTGATAACAGCTTCAGGCCATAAGATTCTCCAATGTCCGCATCCAGAATAATCAGCTAGGTAATTTACATATCTCGGTAAACTCGCTTCTCGTGGAGCCGCCGGCTTAGCTTCTGCTGGAGGAGAAGTATTTTGGTTGATATGATTTACTGCATAAGGAGATGCAATAGGGGTAGGATACGGAGATGGTCCTGTTAACATATTATATATAGTTTAAATTTCTTTGTAATCTAGTCTCTTAGTTATACCGTTCTCTTTTTCAAGATAGATCACATCTCCTGTAACAGCTTTAATTGATTCTTTTCTATGAGAAATGACTATTGAACACTCGTCAAGCTCTTCTACTCTATCTTTTAATATATGAGTTATAAGTTCAATTCCTTTTTCATCAAATGATGAATCAAACAACTCATCGTATATAGCTATATTATATTGCACACCACCTTGCAACCTCCTAATATCAGAAAAAGTAAATAAGCATGCTAG